AAAGATAACAGAACAGTCTAAGCCTTGCACCATGTAGCGTACCCGGTCTAGCAGATCGTCCATTTCTAACGAGCCAAAATGGTCGTAGATAAACACTCTACCAGTGCCTAAAGTATTGTCAAAGTAATCGCGTATCTGTTCTTTAGAATACTTCTCGAATACTTCGTTTAGGTGTAGCCTATCGTTAGCTTCCACAGCTAAGATACCTCTGCGAGTACGGTCTACGCTTTCCTCTAGAGCTATAATTCCAATGTTCGCGTCTGTTTGTTTTAGGTAATAGTGCTGTAGCTCTCGCAAGAGGCTGCTCTTGCCTACACCTGTCCCAGCTGCCCAAGTGACAATCTCCCTAGCACGAGTACCCAGGGTTTTGCTCTGTAGCTTGGGGAAAGGGAAGGGAATGCTTCTAAGGTTCTGCTCAGACCATAAACCGTCAAAGTCTGTAGCGGCGTTACGTATACCAGCGGGAGTATAGCACGCTGCGTTCTTCAAATGAGCTAGAAACTCCTGAGATAATCCCTTTGCAGAGTACTCACAAGCGTCTTTATGCTCCAGCTGTACGATAAAAGCTTTACCCGGTCTTAGCAGCCTAGCGCACCGCTCAGCTGAGGCTTGAGCTTCTGGTTCGTTGTCAAAGCAGATAAACACTCTGTCAAAGCTTTCCAAGAGTTCTAAATTGTTTTTAAAGTCTCGCTCTGCGCTTGCCTGTCCGCTTTTAATCGACAAGGCATGAACGGTTGCCTTGGCTCGTTTAGATAAAGAGACAGCAACGTCTGAAATACCGTTGGACATCTGAAAAGCGGCTAAGGCGTCTGCTTCACCCTCTGTGATAATAACAGTGTTCGACCTAACGCCCATGCTCTTGCTCAATGTATCAGTACCGAACAATGTAGCGTTCTTAAAGTCTCCCTCTGTAGAAAACACCTTGCCAGGTTTGCGAAGCTTGCAAGCTATCTGTTTATCGTCTAAATCGCTATAGGGAAAGCGTACTTGAAAGCCACTATCGCTTACATTGTAGAAATCACATACAGCTGGGCTAATCTTCCTATCAGACCACGCTGTATCAGTTATCAGAGGCTGTATACGTGCGCTGGACGTACTCCGTATGATTTCTTCTGGTTCTCTGCTATCGTTCAAGTGTTCTTGACATGAAAAGCAATAGCTATGTCCATCGTCGTATATTGAGAGAGCGTCGGAAGATCCGCAACTTTCGCAAGGTTGATGCGTCTTAGTAGCTAACGCCTGTGGTTCTCTATAGGTCTGGTTCATCAGTGTATTGTTTCCTCTGTGCAATCATCATCCAGGTCAATCTCGTACTCCGGTTCTTGGTCTAAGTACATTTTAAGTTCTTCAATGGCCATTATAACAAAGTGGGAAATGGGCTTGTTGTTCATCTCGGAAAGTAAGCTTAGAAAAGGCAGTACAGACTGGTCCATACCCTCGCTTTCCAGCATACGTAAGTATTCTATCTCAAGAGCTACGTTTTCCTTAACTCTCTTGGACCAGTCCATTGTCATTTCTTCCTATATATCATGTAAGTCATAAAACCAACTATTAAAAGCAATATAGACCAATTGGTAATTTGAGCGTCTGTGAGTTCAACCATTGGGCTTGGCCATTTCACTGGCAAGAGCGGCATAGCCAGCTATATCGACAAAGCTATCATTCTTCGGGTTCTCCATATTTCTAGCTACTTTTACAAGGATTAACATCATAGCAACGTCCACAGGTGTTAGGTCAGTGGTCTTGCTCTGTGTATAAGTTGTCCAGAGAGCTGCTATTCTAGCATGGTTAATATAGGCGTCTCCATAGTCAGAAGCTCTATCGCCGTTGATTAGTTCCTGAGCTATTTTCAAACATTCATTCCTGTTCATAATCTGGTTAACCTCCGAAGGACCATAGTTGTCTGTTGGGCTTGCTCTTTTGGACATATAGAGACCGTTTGCCAAAGTGGTAGCCAGTCATGCAAGCGCCTTTGCTAATTCCGTAGCGGTTGAATAGAACGCGCTTGCGATAGATTCCCCAGTTAAAGCGAAAGCCTTGTGTTCGATCGTTAAGAGGCTGCTTTGTAAGAATGTTTTTCATAGCTGCTATTGTTCCTATTCTGGTTTTTTGTTCTTACCGTTTAGGGTGTTCTCTAGTGTTATAGCACGGGTAATGACGTAGACAAGTATATTAGCCATTAAATTCAAGGTAGTTCTCCTTACTGTCTTGGTATTGATTATCTAAAGTTGTCATTTGGATCTCGTGTTTGCACACTGGGCATAGGTCTTGCTCCGGCCACTTTTGACCTTCTGGGAGGCGCTCGTTGCAGATTGCACAATGCATTATAACCACTCAGAAGACTTAATACCAGTGCCAGGCTCTGCTTGCTCTGTATGCTGTTCTCCCAGAGCTTTCTCAAGCTTATCGACAAGTCCTTTGATGCGCCATACAGCTGAGTTTAGGTCTCGATAGTCTGAGAGCCACATATCGCCCTCGCACTCGTGCATGGTCATGACGGGTTTCGACACTAGATGATCGATATCTCTCAAGTAGTCTAGCAAGCTGGTTTCTTGGTTATTAAGCTTTAGTTCTAACTCTTCTGCTATGTACTTCAGTTCCATTTCCATTGTCTTTGGGCTCTTTCTAGATTGGTACAAGATTGCTACTATATAGAGTTTCTATATAGTTTTATATTATTAGGTTTAATTCTATAGAGTTCTATAGAGTCTCTATATAGTCTTATATAGTACTGCTTTCGGATGTTTCAAGGGGTGCAATGTTATTTATTTTACCTAGCTTTCCTCCTAATGCATCTGCTAGCCAACAAGAAGCACACCACGTTAAGCCTTTGTCGATTAACGAGCAAGGCGCACGCTTGCACGCTTGGCACTTGTATAAAGGTTTCATAACTCTGTGTTTCCTTCTATTTCACGGCTCATTTCTGCAATAGTCTCGTAAGCATCGTCTATGACGCTTTCCGAGTAGTGTTCTATATCGTTTAAACTCAGTGGCCCAAAGTAGAGCCGTGTCATGACCTGTCTAATCTCTCGACGTAGTTCTTCCATGAGTTCCAAGTGTTTATCGCTTTGTTCTCGTAGCTGTGTCTCCAGGCTTTTCATGCTAGTAGTCCTTTGATTGTGCTAGGCTGTTCATCTCCCAGTGTCTGTAAATTACCAAAGCTATCATAGATGGTCAATACAGTTGTCGATGTGCTAACAGTCCTTCCTGACTGGTTCTCCTGTTCTATAGTGGTGCTATGCTCTACGCCTTGAGCGCCTTGCAATGCAGTAGTTCTATATGTGTATGTCGATTGTACTGGCAATATAGCGCTTATTGGTTCAATGGGTTCTATGCTCACTGTGCTACCTCCATAAATGCGCGATGCTTTGCGTTATAGACTGCTGAGTGCGGGCCTAGACCGATTGTATCACTGGCAAAGGTGTGTGCTTCTATGCTTATCTGAGAGCGGCTAGCGTTAGGGTTTCTATCGAGCCAGTCTATGGCTCGTAGTTGCCAAGAGTGCCAAGCTGACCCGACTTTGCAGTTAATAGGGCGTTTAATCATTGTCATAAGCCTTTTCGATATCGTTGCCACAATTATCACATAGGATCTCTGCTTCGTAGTTTATCACCACGTCTTCGACACGGAAACCGTCGTCAAGATCTTCGTTAATAGAGTAGCAGATGTTCTTGAACTCTGTTCTCAAACAAGTACAACAGAGCGCTCCGCCATCTGTGGTGACTGCAAAGAGAGGATACGCGCCTGGCCATGCGTAGGGCTGTCTGATAGCTTCTTTGACTTTGGCAATAGTCATTATACAGCTCCTTCTTGCTTGCGTATACGGTCCCACGTGTCATTAACAGCCTCTTCCATGTTTGGATAGCGTGCGAACTTCATATTATCCACGTAGTCAATAACCTGACCACTTGGCAACTCGACGAACCACTTATAATTCTTTTGAAACACTCGATAACCTAAGCAAAATTGCTCCGAAGCTTGATTCATCTTGCGCTTGGTCGTTACGGTTTCCCAACCGTCCGAGTTTAAAGTAATGTCGCCATCAGCCCACTGGACAATGCGTGTATGTGTATACGTCACGCTTCCATAGATGCCGTTCTCGCGCTCTTCCCAAGTTGTCTTGTAGTTTGATAGCTGAGCCATTGTCTAGTCCTCCAGTTGGTACAGTAGAACGCCAGCCTAGACTGGCGCTCAGCTGTGCTAACTGTTTAGCTTTTTACTAACTATCTTAATCGAGTAGTCTTTAATTTCCTCTACGTCTACTTCTGCGTTGGGATACCTCACTGCAAGTGTGTCGCACGCGTCCGACGCTGTTTTCCAGTCTTTATATACGGTCTCGCCCGGTCCCATGCTTTCCTCATCTCCATCGCTAAACAAGTTAGAAATCAAACGATAAGCCATAATGTAAACTCCAGTTGGTTAATCACTATTGATTAATATACAGATATATCCGAATCATACTACAAAACAATTGTGACCATCTGCAAGCTATCCTGTCTCATTCTTGCCTCATTCCTGCCTCATTCTGTTCCATGCCTGTTCTCTACGTAGGAAGCTTACTGAGTACCTATTGAGCATGTTAGTGGTGTCATAGGTGCCTAAGATGCTAATACGTCTGTAGACCATGCGTGAGAGCTATATAGAGCCATATGCATATGTTAACCACTATATGGTTACAAGTAAGACTCTAGCAATATCAATGCCAACATATATC